ACCGTTGGAATATCCATGCGCTCCTGAAGTTGTAACGACAGCAGGGTCCTGCTTAGTTATACCTGTAATTGTCTTTGCGCTGTATTCTGAACCACCATTAACAAAAGCCTCATAGTTTTTACCGTCTGACTTTGCTCTATCACCCTTGGCATAAAAAGCGTTCGTCTGCCAAGGTTCTACATCAATAATGCTTTGTTCTTGTAAATAGACAAGACTCCCAACCATGTCCGCAGTAAACAAAGCAGAGCCAGCCGTTAAAGTGACTGAGCCTGTTTCAGCACTGGCATAAATTGTATTAGTTCCTGTGTTTAGCCTTTGAAATGGGCCTCCAGTTAAATCAAGCTGAGCAATTGAAAAAGTCGTTGCACTTGTTCTTGTGAGTTTCTGGATCGGGTAACTTGGATGCACCAAGTACATAACATCACCAGATTGCACATAGTCAATTCTGAAAATGTTGTCCGAATCAAACAAGTCTGCTTGATCGTAAACTGTTGAAATCTCAGAAGCAGTGATATAACCCCGGTTTGTGTAGAACCTCATGTATTGATCGCCGACTTCAATAATGTAGTTGGTATCTCTTGAGACTCTGAAGGGAATCAATGCAGTTCTATTTCCAGCGGTTTTGACCGACTGAATGAAATTTGTTCCAGGTCTTTTAAATGCTGGACCTTGGACAGTTGCAAGCATGTTCTGCATTTCATAGCAACCATTACTGTACTTGTTTATATCCACCCTTCCCTCAAGAAGTGGAGATAGTTCACCTGCATTAAAACTGGTTTGAATTGGACTAGCTTTGGGCATTACAACCTCATCATAGTCCAGGAAGTATCAGCTTGCATTTGTGCTGGTCTTTCAATTGCATTTGCCCTGATTGCAAGGCTAATGGAAGTCTGAAAGTCTGCTCTCAAGCTCTCCTTTTTTGTGTTTGATTGCGTTATCAGTTCGCAAGCTTCGAACGCTAAGTTGTCAGCAAAAGCTCTAACAAAAGCAGAATCAAAATCACCTGCTTCTTCAAAGTCTTTTACGTAGACAATCTTGATAGGGCCAGTCTCGTTTATAAGAATCTTTCGACCCTCTACAAGGTATTGGCTTTGTGGATAGGAGTTGTAAAAGTTTAAGTTTGGATCGTCTTCCTGATTCTCAACGCTGATTAACTGTAGGCAGTCAGTCGGCAATTGAAATTCAGTTGTGTAACCCCAGGAAGGTGTGCTTGTCAGTGAAGCAAGCTGTGCCCTTCCTTTTGAGAATGCCCAACGGAATTGACGCAATAAACCCTGTCTTACAATGTCATAGATTGCAGACATGGTTCTTGCCCTTGGATTGTTTTCGTCCAAGTCAGCTATCGTTTCTTGCCCTAGTTTGACTAGAGCCATATTGACGATGTCAACTTTACTTGTGCCAGCCATTAGCTAGGGAAGTCGTTTTGCTTAATATAGATGATGATGTTCTCAAGACCTTTGATAAGATCATTCATGCTGTCAGTGTCAGCGTAGACAGAATCATCATACGATATTTCAACATTACTAGAAGTTGTTGAGGTGTTTGCATCAACGTCTTCATAATTTTCGCCAAGATCTAAACCTCTGTATTGAGTTGCCATTTTATCCCCTTATAAGGAAAGAGAGTCCACCCCCGAAAGGGCAGACTCAAATTGATTTACAGTTGAACCGCAGTGATGAAACCAAAAACCTTAGTAGTGTCTGGAATAGTTCCAGCTTCCACCTTTGCCTGGATCACCACAGGATTGATCGAATCAATCACACGAACCATCCCATCACCTGCATCCATGAATGCAGTACCAGCAGAAGAAACATCCAAGGCAGCAGCAAAAGCGTCCTCATCAGCAGGAACAGCAGTACCGTCAGGCTCAGTATATCCAGTGTGACCAACGTCCAAAGTTCTGCTTGCACCAAAAGCATCAAACTTAACTTTGGACAACCCTGTTTGAATCGCCCATCTTCCGGCAGGAAGTTGAGTAAGATTCAATAGAGAGTTTGCATCACCTGCACCACTCTGAGTGAAAGAGAACTTGAGAACTCTAACTTTCCCAGTGTACTCGTCCCCAGGTTGGATAGCAGGTGGATCGGTAATCAATTCAGCGTATTCAGTCGAATTTTGTGTAGTAACAGCCATTTTCTGTTCCCCCTATTAACTACCGTAACAAACGATTTGAACTACTTTTTCCTCTTCGGTTCGAGTAGCTCCCACCATATTGCTTGCGTAAATTTGAGTTGAATAGTTCTTTGTTGGGATAATGTCCATCTTGCCTTCAATGTCTTTGTAAAGACCTAAAGCAACACCAGACTTTGCCCACATTGGAACCAAGAAATCAGAAGATCCGTCAATCAAACCGGAGTTTGCATCTGGATACCGGGAAGCATTCTGCCATTGAACATGCTTGAAGGTGATGCCCATAAAGGACTTCAATCTTCCATTTTCAATAACTGCGGTCTGTCGGTAGTCAGACTTGAGAACTTCAATTTCTTTCAACAGTTCTTTGTTTTGTCGTGCAGTGATTGCACAATAAAGCATATCTTCTTCATCAACATCATTGCCGAGAAAAATCTCAACTCCTGCCTTCAGCTTGGCTACGTTCAAACCTGAGTTTGCCCCACCAGTTGCCAATGGCACGATGTTGTTAGAATCGAAAGAAGTAGTGCTTCCACCCTTAACACCAGTCTTCGAAGTTGCAAACATGGCTGCAAGGATTCGATCATCACAAGCACGCTTCAAACCAGCAACGAAAGCACGAAGAACATTAGATTTTGGGTCATACGGACCAGAAACCTTGATTACATCGTCCCAGTCAAACAGGTCAGACAGTTGATAGGCAGTTGGCTCATACCATCTACGATCATAATCGACGTTACTGTATACGGTGTCACTGTTTCGGCTTGTCTTCTTTTGAGCTGTTAAAGCTCCGATAATTGTTACAGGACTTGAAAGATCACCTTCAATACCTGATTCAATCTCGACACAATCCATCAAACGAGAGTCCATAGCCTGAGCTGCTAGACGCAAGTTTGCCTGGAATTGAGTCACCATTAAATTGGTAATATTTTGACTCATTTTTCCCCTCCAGGGATTAAACTAATACAAATTGACTTTGGTTTTAGCTTGTCCCGTCTGGGGGCTGTGAATGAACTGGAAGTGGGCCTGACTGGTTATCCACCGAACTTGTTCACCTTATATTGTGAACTCATTGTGAATAAATGTCAACAGCAAAAAGAAAAGCCCCCCGAAGGAGGCTAAACTCTAAATGCGCTCTAGTAAAAAAGGATTGACTTATATTATCCCAAAGCGACCATCTTTACAAGCTGGGAATGCTTTTCAATTGCCTTGGTATCTCCTGCCTGGATTCTCTTCATAAATTCTGTGTCATTCATTAAAGATTCAAGCTGCGCTTGCGCTCCTTGTGGCGTGTATTGCTGATTGCTGTTAAGCGGATTCCCTTTAAACTCATGTTCTCCAAACCGCTCACCAGCTCTCGCAAAAAGCTCCATCGTCTTTTTGTGTCCAAGAACTTGTTCAAGGCTGTTAATATCTTCCTCAGATACTCCGAACTCTTTTGCACCATGTCTGGCAAGGGATAGATTCTTGTCGTAATTCTGCCCCCACTCCTGCTTCAACTCTGATTTACTAACCTCTAAAGCCTGGGCTTCTGCTTCCTGCATTGCTTGCTCTTGAGATTGCGCCCATTCAAAGATTGCCTTGGACTGATCCACTGATAAACCAGTTTTGTGGGATAACTCTCCAAAGTTCTTCCCAAACTCGGTTACTTGACCTTCTTTTGTTTTTAGAAACTCATAACCTTCAGGGCTTTCAGGTCTGCCTAACTTGTCATAGATTGGCGCAAGTGTTTCCTCGTTCAGTTCATCAGGCCACCTCAAAAGCTTGTCCTTTGGTGCGCCTAGAAACTTCTCAGCTTCTCGGTAACTCTTAACCGCTTGCTCTGCACTCTTGAGCCCTTTAGCCTCAACAAAGCCCTTCAAATCTCCATCTTCAAATGAATCAAACCAGCTTTGTGGTGCTTCGGTTTGTTCTGCTGGTGTTTCCGGGGTAGCCTCTGCTACTTGTCCTTCTACTTCCATTTTCTCGCCTCCTGTTCTTGCGCTTGAATCATTAACTCAAGTTGTGCAAGATTAACATTCATGTACTTCAATATATGCAACATTACTTCCCGTCTGCCTTCCATTCGGGCTGTTGCAATTGGATCAACTTTTTTAGAATCATCTGATTGAGTGGTTGATTGAAGCAAATAACAAAAGTCTGCCAGGTCTGACTTAACAATCCTTGCACTCTCATTCGACGCATCAAATAAGGATTGATACGCTGATATTATCTTCTTCTTTTCTTCCACTATGCCTTCTCGATCGTAACAACAACCTTGAAAGCATCCTCTCTCACTGCGTTAGGAAAAACACCTTTGGCTGCACCTGAAGCAAGACCAGCAATTTCCAGGAATTTCTCTGTTCCCTTGCTTATGTCATACCAAGTGCAAACTCCTGTACTGCTTGCCTTTGGTGCTTCTACTTTCTTGACTGTCTTTTTCTTTGTGGTTTTCTTTTCTGACATTATTCAACTCCTAATATCGCATCTGGCTCCATAACTTCCATCTGTTGTGCTTGTGCTAAATCCTTCGCAGCACTCGCAGCAATTGGGGCAGCTTGTAGCATTTGCTGCATTTCCATGTCTTCATTCTTTGCTTGTCTGTATTGCTCCATCTCTTCTTCAGACTTCAAGAGTCTAGCTGGCATTCCGTAAATGTTCGCAAGTTCTCTCACTGATTCCTCTGCTTTAATTAGTGCAGCAACATCAGGATCAATCTCAGCTAATGGCGCAGCAGCCTCAAGAGTTCTCAAGATTGCTATTCCTTCTTCGGATTTCGCTGCTTTGGCTAGTGGGCTCTGATATTCCACCTCAT